ACGGCGAGCAAAGGTTGAAGTAACATAATCTTTATTAAGTTGTTGCTTCCAGCTCGCTGGCAATGATGCGCAAGGATACGTCTGCTGGCCATTCCACGTGATCCGCAGCAGCGCGAAGGGCGGCAGGTAGTGCGCCGTAAAGCAATCCGTCACTGATGTGATCACTGTGTAGTGGGTGCTTTCCAAAGGCATCCAGCACTGCCTGCGCGGCGGGGGAGAGGTCAGTCATTTGCTATTTGCGAATTGCCTATAGATCAACCCAGGTGCCTCTGCGGGGTCGTACAACTCAATCATTGAGTAGTTGTCAAAGCCGTTTTGCTCGGCAAAGACCGTGGCGGCAATGTGGGTCGTGAATGGACCCACCTGGATGGCATCGATCAAAAGTGCGTAGGTCATGGTTAGTCGATCCAGCTGCTAATTGCTTTGACCATGCAGAAGCCTGCCCATGCGCCTTTGTCTGAGATTAAGTCAGCAAGGCGCTGGAAGTCTTCTTCTTTAATCTTGTCCCAGCCAGTTTTGGGTGCGATGTAGCGGTTGATCAGATCCTCAGCGAGGCATTCACAGCGGTAATAGGTCATTGGATTGGATGGTAATGAAAAGGGCACCGAAGTGCCCCGTGGAAGTTAAGCGCCGAATGCAAGCAGCACGGTGAGGATGCTAACGATGGCCCAGAGGATCAGTTGGCGTTCCTTAAGATCGTTGATCTGCTCGGCTTGGGTGTCGATCACCTCGCAGGATGCGTCGATGATGTCGGCCTTGGTGGAAGCGGTTGTGATGTTCATTGGATTTGATTTGATGGCGGGAGTTGCCTCCCGTAGGAACAGAGTACACCGCAGACGGTGCGCCTGGCAATGCTGTTGCATTTCTTCACACTTGCCGGGACTGGCTAGGCTGGGAGCAGCGGCAACTGCTCCGTGCAGCCATACCTATTCGAGATCACTGCCAAGGTGGTGATTCGCTCGGATAGCGAACCGGAGGAGTTGCCAGCGGACGTGTACGCACGAATCTCTGAGTTCATTGGGAACGAAGAGGATCTGCTGTCGCTTGACATCGAAATGTTCCCCCTGCCAGATGCCAACAGTGGATCATCAGATCGATGGAACGACGCTGATACCGAGGAAGGAGGCGAAGCGGCGGTGGCGTGATGCAGTGTTATTACGAAGTGATTATTGCTGCGCATACTGCAACGAGCAGCTTGGTCCCCGTAGCGCCACGCTGGACCACATTATCCCGAAGGTGCTGGGCGGGCTGACCGTACCAGAGAACCTCTGTGGCGCTTGCATCACCTGCAATGGCAGCAAGGGGCACCGTGACTGGCGCGAGTGGTTTCGCGGCCAGGCGTTCTACAACCTGACCCGTGAAGAAACCATCGACTCCTGGCTTACTCAGTAATACTGCACATAGATTTCTGCCTGCCATAGGTCGTTGGTGTACCGGCAGAGAGCACCGTTTTGGCCACAGGCCCGATACACCGGCTCTTCACCAAAGCTATGGTCTAACAGTTCAATCCAGCGGCCATCGCCCCGGTCCATTCGCTCCAGCACCTTCCTTTCCATCGTCGTACAACCCGCAGCGTGCGGCAAAGCGCCCCCCATTCTGCCGTGCCTCGGGGAATCCAAGGCTGCATTCGTTGCCGCGTGGTAGCCAATGGATGCAAGACCAACACTTAGCCTTCCCATGAAATTCGGATTCAATTTCTTCAATTGGTTGGTTTTTGCGTAGTGCTAGATAGTGGTACTGCGCACGGATGTACGCCTCTCGCACGTCTGGCGTACAGAGGTCAATAATTGTTTCAGCGCGGCCTGGCAGGCGAATTTTGGCCCGCCAGTTGTCAGACAACCTCAAGCGTTCAACAATTACCCTGCCGCTGTAGAGAACGATCATTCGCTTTCTCCATATGCAGGCTCGTGGTACAGCCGCTCCAGTTGCATGGATAACGGCTCTAGTGGCTCAATAAATTGCTCCATAATTGCGGCCACTTGCGGATCAGTTGGATCTTGAACAACGTACAGGTAGTCATACCCGTAATGTTTGATCGCAACAAACCCAACCCTTGGACTAGACAGCAGAAAACGCACAGCGCAGTTTTCGAGCCAATTCAAAAATGGGGCGCTCATGGTTCCAGCCTGGCAATAAGACGGTCGAGGTACCAACGCGCTTTTTTCGCGTCCTGAGAAGCGTTGCCCTTGAGCCACAACCTCAGCACATATTTCAACACCTGCCCTTGCAAATAGCCACCCGCAGGGAACGGAGCATCAGCAATGGCGCCTTCGATCACGTCAATTGCTTCCACCGCGCCAGCCGTGTAATGCGCTGGATGGTTGACCAGATCAGTCATTGGCCTCCAATTCCAGCCTGATGGCAGCCTGGAAATAACCGGCAATCTTCATCCGAGCAAACACAGTGCCGCCATCTGCGGTGGTTTTATCTTCAACCCGTGCATACTGATACCGCGCTTCCTCAAGGGCAGCCATGGTTTCAATGTTCAGAGTGTCCAGCTCTGCGTTGCTGAGGGTTTTGATGTCTTCAAGCAGAAAGTTACGACCAAGAAGATAGGACTTGAAAAATGGTTCATTCATGTTGATTGCCTAGGTGCTCCGCGTTTAGGTGAGTCTTCGAGTTCAGCCGCCATTTCAGCAGCAGCTCGGAGCAGTGTACTCAATGGAATGGGTTTCGATTTACGGCCAGTGGCAATGCGCAGGGCCATGCGATAGCCGTGCGATGCGTTGCCGTTACCAAAATCTCTGGCGGCAGCAGCCTCCTCTTGAGTGACGCGGATTTGCACTGATAGATTGCGCCGACGCCTCGATACTGGTCCTACAGCCATTTGCCTAGTAGGTATTGACGGCAGACTTCGATTGCCTGCTGCGCGTGTTTTTCGATCAGTACGGACTTGGTTTTGCCCATGGCAAGGCATACAGCGTCGTACAGTTCCTGGTAGTCAGTGTCTCGGAAGTTAACCGCAATGTCGGCAGCGTATTCCTGCCAAAGGCCAGTGTAGGTGCCACAAGTGCGGCCACTGCGCTCATACAGCGCTTCCATGGTGGCGTGGCGTTGGTTGTCGAGTTGGAACTGTTTCATTTGATGATGTCGTAAAGATTGCGGCATTCCTGCCACGCTATCGAGTTTTCATGCAGTTGACTCATACGAACGTGTATCAACGCTTTGAGATGCTCTCGTTCGTGCTCACGACCGGCCTTAAAAAGCCCTGCGTCACTTACCAGTGCTTGCAAACGGCGTAATGTTTCAATCATTTGGGTTCAATCACAGCATCGGGCCAGCGGTTTTGAGCGTAGGTGATCGCAGCAGCTTTGCTTTCGGCACGCATGGTCATGGTCATGGGCATTGAGCCGGACTTGTAGACGATCAAGGTGTAGAGCTTGGTGCGTGCCTTGGGTACGGGACGGCTGATGCCATCGCCGTAGCGAGCGTGATCATCTTCGCGCCACAGGAGCAGCGCACCTTGGATGTTAGACATTGGGAAGTTTTACTTGATGGTGGTCAGTAGGTGTGAGCCATTCAATCTGGTTCCAGTAGGGCAGCCATTCCTCGGTGGCAATGGCTTTGGCTTCTAGCCAACTGGTGGCCTTGATGCACTCGTAAACGTTGGCGTCACGAATGCGGAAGTAGTAGTTGCGAAGGGTCATGGCTTGAGCACCTGCTGGCAGACGGGTTCGCCTTGAGCGGTAAGCACGGTTTGTTCACGGCCACCGCTGACGCCTGCTGCGTAGACCGCAAACATCAGGACAATGACGGCAAGGCGGTTGACAAAAGGATTGTTGATCATTGGATTGGATTTGATTGGATGCAGGAGGCTTGCCCCTGTCCCGGTACTATACACCGCAGACGGTGCGCATCAAGGATAGTTTACAAATCTTTACCATCCGTCCAGTCCAGGTTATCCGCGCCCCACCGGATGCGGTTACAGGCAGCAAGTATTTCGCGCTGATCGAGTGCCTCTACGTGTTCCGCTTTAAGCGTCAGAGGCGCACGTAGGACTGGTTTGCCGCTTGCACCGCCCCACCCAACTGCATACGTCGGCACCTCAAGCTCGACCGTAAACCACCGCGTGTTGCAGTCACTGCATACCCGCTTGCGAATCACCTGATCTGATCGCTCGCTGTTCGTCACTGGCGTGCGGTGGTTCTTGCTACCGCAATTCGGGCAATTCATTGGGCATTATGGGGGTTGTTTGCCCCGTAGAAGTGGAACAATTCGGGCAGTGGATGATTCCAAGGGTTGCAACCGAGGATCAACTAAAAATTGAGGTAATGGCCCGGCGCCTTGAGATCACCCAAAACGTCGGACCACTTGCGGCAACGCTTTACCGCTCTTGGAATCTTCAACAGGCATTGCTCCAGCAGGCGACCAATGAGATCGCACGACTGGAGCTGCTGCTAATCCGTAACAACTAAACCACCCGCGTAATCGGTAAGCGGTCTGCGCCTGCGTCCTTCAACCTGACGATGCACGGACTCCTGGCGAATTGCCGCATCCTGTGCATCAGCAAGGTTATACATCGACGCCGGGTAAGCGCGAGAAAGTCCTTGGTACGTCAACTCACGAATGAGTGCCGAAGGGCGCAAACCCTTTTCCTCAGCAAGTGCGTCGAGTAACGCCGAGCGTGATGGGTCGAGTAAGACCTGGAAGTAGCGCTTCTGTCCGTGGATCATTGCAACGCTGTGGTTGTGCTACAGCGTAGCACGTCACCATGTAATTGAATCATCCGTGTGCTTTCGCCAGGCACCGCTCTGCGCTTTTCTACTAGAACGGCGTTGCTGACTGCATCCGCTACGAACCTCACGTGCGAATTGCAAAAACTGCGCCGCACGTTGTAGGTCACCAACAGACGCACGGCGTATTTCCGCAGCCAGCCAATCCATAACGATCTGCCGTCCAGTCCTTGGCACTATGTCATTTCGCTGTATTCCAAGTCTTACCTGAATTTGCCTCAGCAAGTGGGGGTATGTTCCCAAGCCACTCCGCCTCAGCTGCTTCCATGACCTGGCTTAGCTGCGTTTTCCAATGCTCTTCCTTCCCTTCTCGCACGAGGAGTAGGCATTCGTCATGTACTACAGCCGCCAGTCGTACCTCGTCTTCCCCCGCCTCAAACAGGTGGGGCCACAACTGCCCAAGTGCTCGCTTAAGAATTGCCGCACCAGCGCCCTGCACCGGAGTATTGCAGCGCGTCGTAAGGCGGTTCATGTCCCCCATCAAATACCGCCGCATGTTGCTGGGGAGGAGGGTCCCCCTTCCTCTATCC